TGAGATTATAATTGCTTGGGATGGCCATGAGGGCTCTCAACGGCGACGTTCAATGAACAAAGACTATAAAGGTGGTCGAAAACCAATCAGATTCAATCGGCGTATGGTTGAAATACCTGAGGATAAAGAAGAAGCTAATAAAGGTTTTCAACAAATAAGATTAATGGAGTATCTTAACGAGATGCCCGTTATTCAGCTTGTAGCCGATTTTACGGAGGCGGATGATATAATCGCTTTGGTGATTAATCACCCACGCTATGCAAACTGGAAAAAGACAATTATCTCAAGTGATAAAGATTTTTTTCAATTGTGTAGAGATGATGTGCAAATTTATCGACCGATACAAAAAAAGATTGTCACAGGACAGAGTATTATCGACGACTTTAAGATTCATCCAAATAATTTTGCTTTAGCTAGAGCAATTGAAGGAGATAAATCTGACAACTTACCAGGAATTAAGGGAGCAGGTCTCAAAACAATTGCGAAACGCTTTCCCTATCTCATTCGCAAAGATGAGTATGAAGTAGCAGATATCATCAGAGATTGTGCTATGCAAGGTAAAAAACTTAAAATTCATGAAAATATTCAAAACAATGAAAAATTAATCAAAGACAACTATGCAATCATGCAATTACAGTTTCCTAATATAAGACCCATGAACAGAGAAATTATAAAGAATGCAATTAATGACTTCGAACCGTATTTTGACAAAATAAAATTTTCTCAAATGTTAGCCGAAGATGACGGACTTTCGCTAAATTTTAACGATTTACAGTCTGTTTTTAGAAAAATAAAAAGATAATTTTACTTGACAACTTGACCTGAATAGGTTATATTTAAACATACACTAAAAAATACTGGAGGACAAATGAACGACTTAACATCGAATGAAACGTTTATGCGTTTTGGAAAAAACTTTCAAGAAAGATTGTGTCAACTCATGCTTGAGGACAGACCTTTCTTCGATCAAATTATGGAAGTACTCGATATTTCATTTTTCGAGAAAAAATACTTGCAAATATTTGCACAAACACTTATAAACTACCGCAACAAATACAGCACTCATCCTAACTCTGAAGTGATGATGTCTCTGTTGCGAACTGAGCTAAATCATCATGATAAAGCAACAGCTACAGCTGTGCGTCAATTTTATGCTAGAATTCATAATTCCGAAGGAATCGAAGAAGCAGCGTTCATAAAGGATAAAGCTATTGACTTTTGTCGTAAACAAGTATTGAAGGGAGCAATGATCAAGTCCGCCTCCCTCCTCAAGACATCTTCATTTGAAGAAATTGAGAAAGTGATTAAGGAGGCCTTAGTTCTTGGAACCGACAACAACTTTGGACATGACTTTCGCAAAGATTTGCTTAAGCGCTTTGAATTGGTGTCAAGAGATCCAATGTCAACTGGCTGGTCTAGAATGGATGAGGTTTGCAAAGGAGGTCTTGGTAAGTCAGAGTTGGGCGTCGTCATTGCTCCAACTGGTGCTGGTAAGTCTATGGTTCTCGTGCATCTCGCAACTCAAGCAATCCTTCAAGGAAAGACTGTTGTCTATTATACGCTCGAACTCAAAGATACTGTAGTCGGTCAGCGGTTTGATTGTTGCATTACTGATGTCCCGCTGCAAGAACATCGAGATAGACAAAAAGAAATTATTTCCAAAGTCAAAGATCTCGATGGCACCCTAATTATCAAAGAATATCCAACGAAGTCTGCGTCTGTACAAACTCTTAAAAACCATATTGAGAAGTTACGCAAGCGTGGCATTGAACCAGATATGGTTCTCGTAGATTATGCTGATCTGCTTAGACCTGTAAGATCTTCTAGTGAAAAACGACATGAACTTGAAGAAACCTACGAAGGTTTGCGTGGACTGGCCCAAACTTATGAAATTCCTATATGGACTGCATCTCAAACTAATCGCGGAGGTCTTAATGCAGAGGTTATCACCATGGAGGCCATCTCAGAAGCATTCAACAAATGTTTTGTGGCGGACTTCATCTTCTCCCTATCACGAACAGTTGAGGACAAGCAATCAAATAAAGGAAGGTTATTCATAGCCAAAAACAGAAATGGTCCAGACGGTCTCGTATTTGATGCATTTGTCGACTGGTCCACTGTATCTATCAAAATATTAGATAGAGACGAGACAGCAGAGAAAATGAAAACTACTGCGGAGCAAATGCAAATGTTAAGAGATAAATACGCGAAAATGGGGAAATAATGGAAGCATCATCAATTTACACTCTCGAAGAAAGAGAGCACATATATACAAAATTAAAGGAGGACTGTGGAATGGATTTGGAAAAAGAAATCTTGTCGGACATAACTGTTCACATGAAGTATGCAAGATATCTCGAAGATAAACAACGTCGAGAGAACTGGGATGAGTTAGTAACTAGAAATATGGAAATGCATATTAAAAAATTCCCACATATTGAAAGTGAAATAAGAGAAAATTATAAGATGGTGTTTGACAAGAAAGTTTTGCCATCCATGAGAAGCATGCAGTTTGGAGGGAAACCCATTGAGGTTTCTCCAAATCGCGTGTTTAATTGTGCATTTGCCCCTGCTGATGATCCCCGAGTTTTTGGTGAGATCATGTTTTTGTTATTAGGTGGCACTGGTGTAGGTTATTCGGTTCAGAAACACCACGTTGAAAACCTACCAGAAATCCACAGACCATCTACGAAGAGAACGAGAAGATTTTTGATTGGAGACTCAATTGAAGGGTGGGCAGATTCTGTAAAGGCACTAATTATGTCTTATTTCAAAGGGACTTCAAAACTTCGTTTTGACTTCTCCGATATACGTCCAAAGGGTGCAAGACTTGTTACATCAGGCGGCAAAGCGCCAGGTCCTCAACCCCTAAGGGAATGTTTAGTAAAAGTAGAGGGAATATTAGATGCTAAAGAAAATGGTGACAAACTCACTCCTATTGAGGTGCATGACATCATCTGTCACATTGCGGATGCGGTTTTGGCGGGGGGTATTCGTCGTGCCGCTCTCATTTCTCTATTCAGTGCTGACGACGAAGACATGCTTTCAGCTAAGTCAGGAGCTTGGTGGGAGCTCAATCCACAACGAGGAAGAGCGAACAATTCTGTAGTTATTATGAGGCACAGAATTGATGAGCCAACATTTAAAAACATCTGGAAACGAGTTGAGGAGTCTCGTTCAGGTGAGCCCGGCTTTTACTTTTCCAACGACAAGGAATGGGGCTGCAACCCTTGTTGTGAGATTGGTCTTCGTCCTTTTCAATTTTGCAACTTGACAGAGATTAATGTGTCAAATGTTAAATCCCAAAAAGAACTTGAAGAGCGAGCAAAAGCAGCATCATTCATTGGGACACTTCAAGCGTCATATACTGACTTCCACTACCTTCGACCAATATGGCAGAGAACAACAGAAAAAGATTCTTTAATTGGTGTATCTATGACCGGTATAGCGTCGGGTGGTGTCCTCAAGTTAGATCTGAAGACTGCCGCACAACAAGTAAAGCTTGAAAACAAAAGAGTTGCTGATTTAATCGGTATCAGACCTGCAGCTAGAACAACATCAGTAAAGCCAGCTGGTACAACGTCATTAACTCTTGGAACTTCCAGCGGAATTCATGCATGGCACAACGACTTTTACATACGAAGATTGCGTGTAGGAAAGAATGAAGCTATCTATTCATATTTGTCTAACAACCTGCCTGAATTGATCGAGGACTGTCGTTTTCGCCCACATGACACTGCTATCCTATCCGTACCTCAGAGAGCTCCTCTAGGGGCAATAACGCGCCATGAAACAGCACTTGATTTGCTTGAGAGAGTAAAGAAAGTTTCTAATGAATGGATTAAGCCCGGTCACATAAATGGAAACAACACCCATAACGTTTCTGCAACTGTAACAATTAAAGATAATGAGTGGGAAATTGTTGGAGATTGGATGTGGATCAACAGAAATGTGTACAATGGTTTATCGGTTCTACCATACGATGGTGGCACATATGTTCAAGCGCCTTTTGAAGATTGTGATAGAGAAACTTACGAAAGAATGCTTGAATTGGTAAAAAACGTTGATTTAGACCTAATTACTGAAGTTACAGACGAAACTGATTTAAGTGGTGAAATCGCATGCAGCGGTGGATCCTGTGAAATTTTCTAGGAGAAAGTATGAGAGAAACACTCGAGCAAATTGTAAAAGAACTACAACAGACTCTAATGGACCTTGATAAAGTTGATGCCGGAGCCTATGGCTACAAATCTGCTGCACCTCGTGTCAGAAAGATTTTGATGGAATCAACTAAAAAAATCAAAGACCTTAGAACTGCAGTTCAAGACAAGAAAAAAGAGCACGAATCAAAAGATAGTTGATTTAAGCACTTGACAAACTAGTCCAAACGTGTTATATTATATGTATAACACGTTTTTTTATTATGGAGAGATTATGGATTTTAAACCTTTTAACAAACACTTGTGGATTAAGCCACAAGAACAAGAACAAAGCAAGGAGGATCCCTTGTTTATCATGCCTGATGAATATCAGCCGCCAAAATCCCCTTATGTAATTGGAGAAATATTAGATATGGCAGATGACTGTACCATTGATTTATTGCCCGGTGATATAATAGTTGTTGAAAGAAGCACTGTACAAGAAATAAAAGGCGATTTCGAAACTATTTATCTCGTTAAAGAAAACTATGTCTACGGGAGAATCAACAATGAGATTAACGAGTAAAAAACTAAAACAACTAATAGTTGAAGTTATGACGGAAGCGATTCCTAGAGCTGAACAAAAACTGAACGATTTTTTCAAATCTATGCAAACTGAAGAAGGAGCTAGCACTATTGTTATTATTACCGCTGAAAATCCTCCCGCAAAAGTTCTAGACCCAGTTGCAGATGTTACCGAGTTTGATCAAGTAATCCCACAAGTAAATGACAAAAAAATCGAATGGGATAACACATATCAAATGTCCGAACTAGAGGCAGATTTACAAGAAATGAATTTGGATTATATTGAAGTAGAGGGAGAATATTTCGGTCCTGAGACTAGTTTCTTGGTTTTTAATATGTCCAAAGAAGATGGGATCGAACTTGGCAAGAAATATCTTCAAGATGCCATTGTTTTCGGTCAAAAAATGAGAGCAACAAATCTGGCTGATTACGAACAAGGATACTCAGACCCAGATTATCAAAACAGAGATCCGGAGTCAATTATGACGCAACAAACATCTGGTCCTAAAATCTACTTTGATTTTGATATGATTAACCTAAAAAGCAATCACAAAACAGGGAAGGGATATAGTGATCGACCTTCTCCTATAACTGATTACGAAGTTGAAGAAACTAGAAACATGATTATTACTGGAGTAAACACTCAAGCTAGAACCAATTTATTCAGCAAAGCTGGTGGAAAAAAGTTTGTTATCCCATTTTACTCGCCATCCTCACAGCATGATCCAATGAGTGGAGATGACTTATATAATGTAAGACCTGTCTAGGAGACCAGATGAAAAAAATAGAACTTTACGGAGATGGCATTGGCGAAGTCTCTTATGTCCAACATGTTGGAGATGATAAGATGATCGTCAACGCTGCTCGTGTTTCTTTCGGTCAAGACAACTTAAAGCCATTGACCCCGAGAGACAAAAAATTAATTAAGTATCTTGTTGAACACAAGCATACATCACCCTTCGAACACAATTC